GGGGTACGGATACGGTAAGGCGCCTGGTGGTGCTGTAGTAACCGTGATAACGGGAACGCCTTACGACATTAACATTTCCGCCCATGTGGAATATGAAAAGAACGTAGACCGGGCGGAAGTCCTACAGCAGTTTACGGAACTTGTCACGGAATACGTGAAGTCGCGGGTATTTAACCGAAACGACGACACGAAAGAGTTAAGCCCTATCGCTTATAAAAAGATAGCTGCTATCTTAGGTACACTGTCTGGCGTCGCAAACTACGACGACCTTACAGTAAATGGCGGAACCGCGGATATAACGATAGAGCCATACGAAATACCTACCGTAAAGAAGGTAAGTCTTACGTGATACCTAAAAAACAGGACATTGTAATAAGCGATCGTACCGAAGGTATGGTAGAATCTTCCGCCAGTTACTACCAGGAAAGCCAGCTATTTTTTTATATCATAAATGCAAAAGCCAGGGGGTACGACCTGGTAAATGAAAAACAAGACGACTTAGCCCTACAGCTATCGCCACTTACGGCGACCTGGGGGCTTATTTTCTGGGAACAGTCCGTAGGCTTGCCTATGCTTCCAAACAGCGACTACGCTACGCGCCGACCTAAAGTATTAGCACGTTTGCAGAATTACGAAAACTTTGGCGCCCCTATGATACACAGAATCGCGGAAGCATACGGCGAAAAGATAAGGGTCTACATAGACCCGGCGGAATGTCTGGTTACTGTCGTGTTCCAGCGCGGCGTACCTACATTCCTGGAAGAATTTAAAAAAGCTGTAGATAACATTATACACGCCCACCTGGGAACAGAGTACAAATTTGAGTACATCATAACAGGCGGCCTGGAAATGCTTACACAGTACCATGTTTACGGGTACAACGTGCCGGAAGCTGGCGCGTCTGCTATATGCGGTACCCTTCCTTTTACTGCCACAGAAGGGCGCTTATATAGTGCCAGCCTTGGTGTTTCTGGAAAGGTAGATACCGTTCTTCGTGACTATGACCAAACCGGGACGATTGCCAGCGGCCCGCTACCTTTCGTGTCTACGGAAGGGCGCGTATATCGTACCGTGATAGCGGAAGCAGTAGACGGCACTTATACCATAGAAACTTATAAACAATCCAGCGAAGTTACAGAAACCGGTACCATACCGTCGGTAACTACGGAAGGGCGTATTTACAGTGCTGTAATGTCTGTGAAAGAAAGCGACGCCGTAACAAGTACCAGATATGTACAAGCTGGGGAAATGGAAACGGGGGATAAACGCCTATGATTGAACAGAAAGGACTTGCTGTATTTAATAAAGCAGTCGCAGAAACGATTACAAGGGCAGTATGTACGATCAGTGGCAAGGATTACACACTTCCGATCAAAAGCGTAACAGTGGAAGGTGCTACGTTTAAAGTAAACATTTATTTAGATGATACTTTATCTGGTACCGTAACAAACACGAAGCTGTACGACAAAGACGGAAACTTACTTATCCAGCGCCAGGACGTCGTACCAAAACCAGAAGAAAAAAATCTTCTGGTAGTATTCCAACTTGAATTAAGAGAGGTGGCCTTATGAGTGAAGAAGTAAAAAGAGAGGTACAGACCTGGGACCCGATAGAGTGGTTAGACCGTATTATTAACGGTGAACAGACTTATACGTTACAAGAAGTACCCGGAAACAGCGGACACTATAGGCTGGTTCCAGACGACGTAGAAGTTATCCAGAAGGGTACACCACTTTCACAGTCCAGGCTTAACCGTGTGACTGACGGTATCAGCTTTTCACATAACGTTATTGGTGCTGTTGCTACCGAAGCGCTTAGACAGGCTGGACTTGCACACAAAAACAGACAGGTAGACTTTGAAAAACGTTTCTTACAGGGCGAAGCCACTATTACCGGAACGCCTGGGGGATATTTTTCTACTACTTATCCGTTCGTCCTGGTACCTATTCCGGCCGGTACAGAACATATACAAACAAATACGCCACACTATGACGTTACTTTGTGTGTGACAGCTGCCGACGACATTGGAAAGGTAAACCTTGAAGTTTACGATAAAGCAAGTAACGGATTTAAAGTAAGAAATTTAGGTAGCGCGAAGTCTGTAAGCTTTACCTGGACGATCATTAACACAAATATTCAGTAAGGGGGTAATAACAATGAGAATACAGCACGTAAACAGTGGTACTAAGGCGAAGTGGAAAACAAAAGGAACCATTTTACAGCTTATCGTACCGGGCGTAGAGCCTATCGAAATCGACCTTAACGAAGAATTACAGGACGTAGCTGTAACCGTAGACGTAAGCCTTAATTCCGGCTTTACAGCACTGGAAAAGGGCGTAGGTAACTGGTATGTAGCGTCCGTAAAAATCCCGGCAAGGGAATATGATTATCAGCCGACAGGCGAAACAGACGACGAAGGCTACGACATTCTGGAAGAAGTAGCTTTAGACGTAAACATGAGGGACGTTACTTTATGCCTGTGGGGTATCCCAGATATGACCCAGACACAGAAAGAAAGCGAGGTAAAATAAATGGCTTTTACATTTTCAATTAAGGACACATACAGACAGGCTGTAGAAGCTGCCAGCGGTGGAAAGCAGACAGTATTATACGACGACAAAGGGTACCCGTCTATTATGAATATTATCCCGAAGCTGTCCTATAAGGACGTCGGTTTATCTGACAGCACAAAAGCACTTCCGGCGTTCATGGTAGACGACGCAGAAAAGCCGGAAATCTTCGTAGGTACCTTTATGGCTATGGTACATGACGGAAGGGCGTGTAGCCTTCCTGGACAGGTGCCGAAAGTTTATACCAACATGGACCAGGCTATCGCTTATTGTCGTGCAAAAGGTCCGGGCTGGCATTGTATGACAAACGCGGAATATGCCGCTATTGCCCTTTGGTGCAAGGCAAATGGTTACTACCCACGCGGAAATAATAACTACGGCAGCGATCATGGTTACCCGCATGAAAAGTGCAGACCTGGAACTGTAGGAAGCGACGGACGTATTAACCTGGGGCTTACTGGTAGTGGTCCGAACAGCTGGACACATGACGGAACCCCGAACGGTATCTACGGTCTGAACGGCGACGGCTGGGAATGGGCTATCGGACTTCGTACAAATAATGGAGAAATCCAGATTTTGACCGGAAACAATGCAGCAAAGAACACAGCAGACCTTACAGCTGGAAGCGCGGAGTGGAAAGCTATTTTACCAGACGGTACCCTGGTGGCACCTGGTACAGCTGGTACGCTTAAGATCGATATTGTAAGTGGTGTTCCGAAGATCAGCACTACAGTAAAAACGACGACAAGCGGCGACCAGTGGCCGTCTACGCCGTTCAAAGATTTAGCTGTAGAATCCGGTATCACAATACCGGATATTTTGAAGGCGTTAGCCGTCTTCCCTTCGGATAACAGCGATCATGGCGGGGATAGATTTTACGCAAGGAATGACGGGGAAAAATGCTTCTTCCGCGGTGGGGGTTGGGGCAACACGTCTAACGCTGGCGTTTTCTATCTGGGTGGCTCCCACCCGCGTTCTAGTTCCGATGACGGCATTGGCTTTCGCCCCGCTTACATTCTTTTGTAAATCTGTAGTGGCCGCGACAGCGGACACCGCCAACTAAAGGAGTGACAAAACTATGGCGGATACCAGAGAACTTTATATTAAAACGAAAGTAGAAGATATGATAGTTTACGGGAATATTTGCTTAAAACAGTTTCCGAAACATGAACGATACGCCCTTGCTTCGGAAATAAGGCTTTGTATGTACCGTATTCTGGGAATCGTCATAGAAACTAATCATAAGCACTACAAGAAAACTACGCTTACCGAACTGGACATAGAAGTAGACAAACTACGGTCTTATCTTCGTCTATCAGTGAACCCAGAACTTAAGTATTTATCTGTAGATAAGTACGGAAACTGGGCGGCCATGGTAGACGAAATCGGCCGTATGGTCGGCGGCTGGATACAGTCGGTAAGCAAATAAATACTTAGGGTACATGACATTAAATGTGGCTTCTTCCGCGGTGGGAATTGGAACAACACGTCTAACGCTGGCGTTTTCTATCTGAATGGCAACAACCCGCGTTCTAATTCCAATGACAACATTGGCTTTCGCCCCGCTTAACCTGGAAATCCTCTAGTCTACAGCTTAAGGGCTGTAACACGCGACCAGGTAAAGGGTTATGTATCCTTGCTGTAAAGCAGAAAATAAAGGTTAGGAACGGACGTACTCTAGTAGCTTCGGCGAACGGTGCGACACGCTGAAAAAGAAAAACGGAAGGTAGTTACAATGGCAAAACGCGTAGGCAACATATATCTTCCGAACTGTAACTATACCTGTCTGTATAACGCCTATCGGAAAGCCGCAAAGGGTAAGCGGTACCGTGGTGACGTTTTACAATTTACTGATAACCTTGAAGGAAATCTGTTAGCCCTGTTAGACGACTTAAAGAACCACACCTATACTGTAGGCGCGTACCGGGAATTTTACGTTTATGAGCCAAAGAAAAGGCTTATTATGGCGCTTCCCTTTCGTGATCGCGTCGCCCAGTGGTGGGTGTATTCTTTGCTTTACCCTATCTTTGATAAAACTTTCATAGAAGACAGCTACGCTTGTCGGCGCGGTAAAGGTCAAAAGGCCGCCGCTGATCGTCTGCAAGATATGATAAAGCAGACGGAAGTTTTAGGCGGTAAGTGGTATTACCTTAAGCTGGACATAGCGAAATACTTCTACAGAATTTACCATGATAAGCTTATGGAAATTCTGGAAAGAAAAATTAAAGACCCGGATATGCTGGAACTGTTAAACGTTATCGTAAAAGGTGACGGTACAAATGCTTTCGGTTTGTCTATATGTGACAATGTAGAAGACGCCGAACGCCTTACTGATCGTGGTATGCCTATCGGTAATCTGACAAGCCAGCTTTTAGCAAATGTCTATTTGAATGAGTTAGACCAGTTCTGTAAAAAGGTGCTGGGAACAAAATTTTATATACGTTATATGGACGATGTAATAATACTTTCACAGAGTAAGGAAGAATTACACGAAATCAAAGAACGTATAAGTAAGTTCCTGGACGAAGAACTACAGCTTACTTTGAACAAAAAGACTTGCATACGTCCGGTATCTATGGGTATCCAGTTCGTAGGCTTACATATCTGGTCTACACACAGAACTGTAAGAAAGTCTACTTCTTTACGTATTAAACGCCGACTTAAGGCAGCTGCAAAACAGTACGTAGCAGGGAACCTTACTTACGAAAGATATAACAGCACGTTACAGTCTTATATGGGTATGATGAAACATAACGACTGTTACCGCTTTAAAATGCAGCTGTTAGAAGACGTAGAAACGATAATAAATGAAAGTGGGGTAGCAGCATGACCGGAGATACAACAATGTCTTTCGCTTTACTTATTGCCCTTGTTACGATCGCCTGTACTGTATATAACACACTTACGGGTAAAAAATCGCAGAGCCAGAAAGACGTAGACCAACAGATTAAGGAAGCCACCCAGAAGGTGGCAGCTGATACGAAGATCAGTCTTAAGCTGGACCAGATAGGGTACGACGTAAAATCAATTAAAGAAGACATTAACACGACCAAAAAAGAGGTCCGGGAACTTGATAAAAAAGTAGCCCTTTTGGACGCTTCGATACGTTCCGCGCATAAACGTATGGATAGCGCCGGTATCGGTAGGGCGGACCTTATAGAACATATTGAGCATGAGAAAATAGAAAGGAATGAACATCATGGCGAATAAAAAAGTACAGCAGCTTACAGCTGTGGAG